TTTGTATACTGGGTTCTTACCGATTTCTGCAATCAAAGTTGTGTATATTGTCCACCAAGTTTACATGTTGGATCATACGCTAATACTGTAAATTCTGGGTATCCAACTGACGAAGAAATAGATAAATTTATAGATACTTTAATTAATCATAGTATCACCACTAATAAAAAACTTTTTGTATGTTTATCCGGCGGAGAACCAACTCTACATGATAAAATAGTAGACATAATTACTCGCCTTAAACCATATGGCCAAATTATGATTATGACCAATGGAACTCGGTCAGTGAATTGGTGGAAAACATTGACTATACTTCCAGATCAAGTAGTAATTACCTTACATCCTGAGTACTATGACTCAAAGAAAAACAAAATAAATGATTTAGCAAGATACTTGATTAATAGTGATGTTGAAATTCGATTTAATATCATGTGCTATCCTAAACTATGGGATACCGTAATGTCCATATTTAATGATATTGATGATGATCTAAAGAGATTGATAATTCCAAAAATAGCGCAAGTTCAAACTACTTATCAACGAGAATTACATGAGTATACCGTCGAACAACTAGAGTTTATAAAAACTTATCCAACACAACTCAATTCACGTTATCCTCGAAGAAATATGGCAATTTATACCGACGGTATCGCTGAACAATTGTGGCCTAACAAAATAATGGCCAAAAATGAACATGAATTTTTTGGATGGAAATGCTCCGCCGGGTCTGAAGGCATATACGCTTTTGCAAACGGTGAAGTTATGGCTGGTATTTGTGGCGCACAACAACTGGGAAGAATTTCAAACTTTAATTTTTTAACTGATTTCTTGACTTGTAGGCGACCAACTTGCATTTGCCCAGGTGATATTGAGCTTAACAAATATAATCCAAAATACAATAATAGTTGACATTAAATACAATACTATGTATAATGTTTGTATAGTAAGTCAGTTGCGGAGTAGGGGAGTCTGGTCGTCCCCGCTAGTCTCATAAGCTAGAGATCGTGTGGTTCGAATCCCACCTCCGCTACCATTTTATAACAAGGAATTAACATGAAAGCAGTTTTGGCAATTATAGTCGCAGTATTAGCACTTACCGGATGTGTTGTTGCTGATCCATATTATGTTCAGCCACGTCCTGTATATGTTCAACCAGCACCAGTTTATGTACAACCTAGGCCTGTATATGTAGCTCCTCCTGTTCGTTGTGCTTATGTACAACAATGGAATGGTTATACAAGACAGTATCATAATGTTCGTGTTTGTAGATAAGGAATAAAATGTTTATTAAAGTAACCAACGCAGCCAAAGATTTCCTTCATAGTCCATTGTACATCAAGGCTGATGCAATTCTAACAGTATATGAAGGTACCAGTATTAGAAATGAAGGTACAGTCGATGAATATCATGAAGATGTAACTTTTATTTTTAGTCCTACCCATGGTACATGGGAAGTTTTAGATAGAGCCGAAGATGTGTACAAGCAATTAGCACAATTAGGTTTGTAGTAACAACGGGGTGTAGCTCAGTCCGGTAGAGTGCTTGCTTTGGGAGCAAGAAGCCCAAGGTTCGAATCCTTGTACCCCGACCATTAATGTAAGTAAACTAGGAAATATATGTCAATTAAAACAGTAGCCAGTCTTATAGATATCAATGTATGTTGCGATCAAGTAGACAATAAAAGATATGATTTAGTATTAATTGCAGCTGCAAAGATGCGTGAAATGCGATTTCATCGATTAGGAACTGATAAAATTACACGAATGTCAGAAGTATTGTTGGAAATCCAGGAAGGAAGGGTTAATCCAACAGAATATCTGAGAAAAATTGAATCAGTGCAGATTAAAAAACAAGGTAGAAAATACAAATAGTTTAGTTGGAGATTAGCCAAGTTGGTAAGGCAACGGATTTTGATTCCGTCATACACAGGTCCGATCCCTGTATCTCCTGCCATAAAATCAATAAATATATGTATTATTAGGAATATTCCATGAGATTCAGCGAGTTATTTGAAATGCCAAGCTATATACCAAAAGAATTGCCCGTGACTGATGTTAAAGTCCATGTAGCAAGCGTAAGTACGCTGGATAGACAGTATGATTTATTAGGCACTCATCAAGTTAGAAATCAAAAAATTATTGCCGCTCTTAAAAAAGATAAATCAAGTGCTATAATTGGGCCAGCAGTAACGAGAGCTGACGGTAAACCATCTATGGAAGTTGTTGCTACTATTAAATTTCATAAGAAACCTAAATTAGGTGATGCTGGTGGCGGAAAATCACTGCAAATTGACACGGTTGTAGCAACAGATGATGTACAAGGGTTTGGTTATGGATATCAGCTATATAAGATGATATTGAACCATGGCTATACCATTGTAAGCGACAACGTGCAATACGTCGGCGGCAAAGAATTATGGTTAAAGATTATCCGTAAAAGTGCAGCAGATCGGCATAATGTTTTTATCTTACAAGATGGCAAGTATATGCGTGATGCAGCTGGAAAGCCAATAGTATTTGATGGTGTTAATATTTCACCTGAGGATATTTGGAGTGAAGATAAGAAAAGTGAAAAGCATTATTACACTTTGTTAGTAGCAAAAAATATCTAATTTTAAGGGTCGTTAGCTCAGTTGGTAGAGCATCTCGCTTACACCGAGAATGTCGGCGGTTCGAACCCGTCACGACCCACCAATCAATGTCAACTTAGCTGATGTGGTCATAGCAGTAGCTTGAAGAGCTTCGGAAAGTGGTTCGATTCCACTAGTTGACACCAATCAATGGTGACTGTGATAATAGGGGTGACCATAGTGTAAAATAGGCACCTAACTCTGTGAAAGTTATAGTCTGAGTGAGACTTCTCAGTGGTCACCCCTATTGTCATAGTCATCAACTTCACGAACAAGTTGTTCGTAGGTTATTGAAGAGTAAGTATTTGTCACCCCAGTTGACAATTAATTCAAGATCATCTATAATAAGTACTTGTTAAACAAAGGAGCAGTTATGAAAGCGTTCGGATCTAAGCGTTGCTACCACGACTGCCGTGTTGTTAAGGCAGGTAACGGTAAGAAAATTAAGTTTGTTGTGGGCGTAAAGTCACGCAAAAGTGGTCGTAAAATTGAAAAGGAGTAGTACAATGAAGTCTAAGATGATCGTGCCAACACTAAATCCACGAAACCCGTTCGTGATGCTGGCACGTAAAAGAAGTGCGGGAAGTCATGTTAAGCCACACAAGGCGCAGCGTAAGTTAGATAAGCAGAAGGGGTATAGCTCAATGGCAGAGCATCCGGCTTTTACCCGGTCGACCACGGATCGTTACCGTGTGCCCCTACCATTATTATATTGAAGCACATTTAAGTAGGCATGCCAACGCTAGGTCTTATCGGACATAGTCAGAGTGTGCTTCAATATAATAATCCGCCCGTAGTTCAACGGATAGAAAAACGGATAATACAGTAGTTTTAATAAATAAGTATATGCGGCTGTAGCTCAGTGGATTAGAGCAACGAGCTTCTACCTCGTGGGCCGGGGGTTCGAGTCCCTCCAGCCGCACCATTAATTGGAATACTTATGTATCAAAAACTAACAAATTGTAAATATTGCAATATCTCCCTAGAAAATATGAATTCTAGCACAAGAGCTAATCACTCTCGTTGGTGTGTATCAAATCCTAAACGAGTAGACTATGTAAATGCGTTAGCTAAACATAGAGAAGGAATAATATCACCACGCAATCAATTTACCAAAGCAAAAGATGAAGGAAGGACGATTCCACCAGGAACAATGACTGGAAAACCAGGATCTATGTTAGGCAAAAAACATTCGGTAGAAACTAAACTACATCTTAAAAAAAAAGCTCTTGCTAGTCCTCATAGAAGATTAGTTAGATCTATTAGGAAGTATACAAAAAAAGATGGCACTATTGTTAATTTAGATTCTTCTTGGGAAGAAGCGTTGGCAGTTCGTCTTGATAATACTAATATTGATTGGATCAGGCCTGATCCAATCAAATGGATAGACAATGATGGAATAACACATAATTATTTTCCAGACTTTTATCTTATTGATTATGATATATATTTAGATCCAAAAAATCCATATGCCATTAAGGCCCAGGAAGATAAAATAGCTTGTTTAACGAAACAAATAAAAAATCTTATAATCATAAAAGGTTTAGAGGAATGTAGAAATTACACTCCACCATGGCGATGTAGCTCAGTTGGTTAGAGCAGGTGACTCATATTCACAAGGTCGGTGGTTCGAATCCACTCCTCGCTACCAAATAACATCGTACATAAATAAAGTAATGCGATTATACGAAATACAACAAAATGTTGATGAATCTATTAACTTAACTAGATATCTACCAGAGGTTGAGAATGCCATTAAAAAAGGTATTTTAGATTCCATGGATTCCTTTGTAAAAGTAAAAATTACACCTGAAATACAGACGAACATTGATGAAACTGGAAAATTTGGCGCAGTTAAACCACGAGTTAAACTAGTGTCCAAAATGAAAAAACATTGTACCACTAATCTACAAAATATTGCCAGTAGTACTATGAAGATGCCAAACATTATTGTTTACTTTGGTAAAATGAAGAAAAATAATGGAGAATGGCATGGTGATACTTCTTCTATAGGAATAAACATAAAATATCTTAATGATATTAAAAATAGAATATGGGCTAATTGGTCAGCACAAGTAATTAAGTATAATGAAGGTGATACACTTGATTATTTAGAAACTGCTGATTCAATTATAGATGAATTTAAAAAATATACTTTTACTCCTGCGGTAAGCGCAGTTGTAACTAATATTGCCGGCGTTTTTATTCACGAAATGGTACATGCTATGCAAGACAAAGCTGCCACCGCAAAAGGAATGAATACAGATAAAGCATATCGTAGTTATCTAACAGATAAAGAAACATTTGATAAATCAATAGAAGATTACAAAAAAGCTGGATTTACAGAAAAAGAAGCATATAGATTATATAGAGGTAGTCCTCAAGAAATTGCGGCGTTTGCTAATCAAGAAGCTGCTAAATTTATTAAATCTAAAAAATTAGATCAACCAGGTGTTCAGGCAACACCTCAAAGATTGTCTGAATTACAGACCCAGTTACAATATTTGAATGATATTTTTAAAGATAAAAACAATCCAACTGAAATCAAAATTATGAGGCGATATACAACATTGATGTATAAAGCAGTCATGGATTATATTGATAGAAAAAATGAATTAGAACAAGCAAAACAAAACACACGATAATACATAAGTCAATACACTAGACAACCAAAAGTAAGATTTTGGTTGCTTTTTTATTTGGCTCGTGTTATAATATATTTTTAATTACATACTAGGAAATAAAATGTACTCAATAGACAACGTAAAAATGTGGACTGGCGACATGGAAGTCGAACAAGCCGCAATGGATCAACTACGCAATATTAGTGTTCTGCCAATTTTGGCAGGGCATGTTGCTGTTATGCCTGACGTCCATATGGGTAAAGGTGCCACTGTTGGATCAGTAATTCCAACTCGTAGCGCAATTATTCCTGCCGCGGTCGGTGTAGATATCGGTTGTGGTATGTGTGCTGTAATGACTAATCTTACTGCTAGTGATTTACCAGAGTCATTGTATTCATTGAGGAACTCAATTGAGCGCGGAGTGCCAGTTGGCTTTAATGAGCATTCACGTAGCTCAATTAAAGTTAAAGGTGCTGCTGCTGATAAATTGCGACAGGCTGAACACAAAATGTTTCAGCGTTGGGAAAAATTAGCAATGAAAGAACGGCTGGGCCGCGCTGATCCATACAAGATTGCCAATCAAATTGGTACTCTTGGCGGAGGAAATCACTTTATTGAGATTTGCCTAGACCTAGAAGATCGTGTTTGGGTTATGTTACACTCTGGTTCTCGTGGGATTGGAAACCAAATTGGAACTGTTGCCATTGAAATGGCTAAAGAAATCGCAATTCGTGAGCAACGTAAACTTGTAGATTCAGATCTAGCATGGTTAGATGAAGGCACTGCTGAATTCAATGCTTACATTGAAGCTATGCTATGGGCGCAGGATTATGCTATGCTTAATCGTGATACCATGATGCAAATTGTGTTACAGACTTTACAACATAAATTTCCACAAATGAAAGTAGTGGGAGAAGTTGTAAACTGTCATCATAACTTTACATCTATTGAAGAACACTTTGGCGAAGATATGTGGATTACTCGTAAGGGTGCTGTATCAGCGAAAGAGGGACAAATGGGAATTATTCCAGGATCTATGGGAGCAAAGTCTTTCATTGTTCAAGGAAAAGGAAATCAAGATTCCTACTGTTCATGTTCACATGGAGCAGGGCGTAAATACAGCCGTAATGGAGCAAAACGTATGTTCTCGCTAGATGATTTAGAATTACAAACAGCAGGAGTTGAATGCCGTAAAGATGAAAATGTACTAGACGAAATTCCAGGTGCTTACAAAGATATTGATGCTGTAATGGCGGCACAGACGGATTTAGTCGAAATCGTACACACTCTTAAACAGGTGTTATGTGTTAAAGGATAAAGGAGGCATTTATGCCGGCAAGTTTTTTGTACTCAGACCCGCATTTTTCACATGCGGGAGTTTGTAAATTTTTCAGAGCTGATGGCGTAACTAAGTTACGTCCATTTGATGATGTTACTGAGATGGATGAGTATTTGATTGAACGGTTTAATGATACTGTTCGACCAAATGATAAAGTCTATTTTTTAGGTGATGTTGTCATTAACCGCAAGGCCCTGTCAGCAATTATGCCTAGACTGAATGGTGATAAGGTTCTTATTCGTGGCAATCACGATATCTTTAAATTGTCGGATTACACTCCGTACTTTAGAGATATTCGTGCTTATCATGTTCTTAATGGAATGATTCTTTCACATATTCCAATTCACCCAGATAGTCTTGGACGATTTGGCGTTAATATTCATGGTCACTTACATGAAAAACGTGTGATGAAAACTGGAAAAACAATTGGGTTTGGTGATGGTACTTTCACACCACACGAAATTGATACTCGGTATCATTGTGTATGTGTAGAGCAAACTGACTATGCTCCAATCTTGTTTGAAGATGTTATCAAACGCATTGAAGCCGAAGGTGGATCTATTGGTTTTAAAAATGGTAACGGGCCTACAATGTAGCCATAAATAAAATTATGATTATAACTTGTGGTCCCGTTGGCAATCAACGCATTTTTGAATTAAAACTTCCAGAAGAAAGAGCTAAGATAGCAGTTCTCATTAGTGGCGGCATTGATAGTGCTATAATGTACTATCTAATGCTGCTGGAAAATAAAAACATAGGATATAGACATGACATAAGACCTATATCAATAATGCGGTCAGAAGGATCTGTTTATTTTAGTAAGCTGGTAGTTTCTAATATGAATGAAAAGTTTAACTTAATCAAACAAGATGCTATTATAGTTGGAAATCCTTCTTTACCAGAAGATAAACAAGTTAGGTCAGGTGTACATCATGCATATGATCTTGGATTTGATGTAACTTATTGTGGATTAATAGAACAACAGCCTGAACATATGATAGGCTGGGTTCAGCCAGACGCAAAAGAAAGTAACCGGTTTAAAACACCACTTATGCACCTAAACAAAATACATATAATAGATTTAGTTATACAATGTAAACAAGAGGATTTGTTTTACATCACTCATACTTGTAATAGGTTTAAAACTGGTCGTTGTCACAAATGTAATGGCTGTAATGAAAGAGCCTGGGGATTTTCTCAGCTAGGATTAACTGATCCTGGAAATTTATAAATTTAATACACCCAAAGTAACATATAAGTAATCACAACAAGGAAACAACATGGCAGCTAAAGGCGGCAATCAAAGAAATCAAATAGCAGATCCAATGAAAACTAAAACAGGTAAAACTCGCTTAGGTCCATTGGGTTTACATCAATTAGAGCAATTACTAGAAAAGTCAAATCGGCCAAAAGATAAGGCTAAAATTAAAAATCATATTCGTATCGTTAAGTCTCGTAAAGGGTTCGTCGAAGCAGTACCAGTAGTGTCCTCGTAAGAGGTGGTGGAGCCGGCAGAGTCAATATAATAGTTGACTCTGCTTTTATTCTGTAGTATAATAGTTAAAGTAGTAAATGCCCAGTTAGCAGAGTGGTAATGCGCCTCACTTGTAATGAGGATATCGGGAGTTCGATTCTCTCACTGGGCACCAGAGTTTAGTAGTAAAGATCAATTCCGCAGAAGCCAAGTATGGACAAGGCCGTGACTGTTAATCACTGTTTAATCTGGTTCGATTCCAGGGTGCGGAGCCAAGAATAAAGTAAAGGAACAAAAATGAGTAAAACATCAGACTTACTTAAACAAGCATTAGATAAGAAGAAAGGTATTCATCATATTGAACCTGATGGAACCCCCGTAGTAGCCAAGAAAGCTAAAAAAGCACCATCCATCACCCCAGGCAAAAAGCCTCCAACACGTTCTGCAGGTCGCGGCAGATAATTTAAAGTAATAATCTATGTCAAAAGGTATATTTTATACCACCAGAGCAATCACAGGTAGAGAAGGTAAGAGTATTACCAGACATATGCCGTTGCTCAAGCAAGAACACGAAGTTGTTGATTTCTTGACAGGAACAACTGGTAATTCTTCTAAAAATGCAATACAGTCTCAAGGACTTATCACACCCAATCTATCTTTAAATTTATTTACCAATTGGTATTCATCTACCGCAAAACATATGTCAAGTTGGATGGAAGTATATGATAATCTAGATGTAACTGAATTAAAACAGTACGATTCTCTTTATCTTATTGGTGGCATAGACTTGCATCGAAGTAATCTAGGAAGATTTGAAAATAGAGTTGGTATATTTCCTAATGATCGTGGTCAATTGAAATTCATGAGTGCTGGCATTCATCTAGTAAACATACTGGCACTGCTCAAGGCTCACCGCGAATACGGAATCCCATTACATGAAATAGCATTTGATCCTAACGAAATGTCGTTGGATTTATTTCATGATTCAGTTAAACCACTAGAAAATTACCACTTATATCATGGGTATGACATTCCATTGTATAATGCAAAAAGACTGGATAGTCTTCAATATTGGCTAAAAACGTATGATGAACGCATGTCTTTGTTTGAATTTTCATCTGAGAAAAACATTGATTTTACATTTGGATACACAGTGTTACTAAAAAGTGGCAGAGAAAATTATCCCACACAAATATCCGAAATATCATCTAGTTTTGTTAACTCTAATGTATTTGTAAAAAACGAATACACAAAAGAAAATACACAGGTAGACAATGATACATACATGGAATTTATAAAAAACTCTAGATTCACATATATGTTGCCTAGTTACAACGCTCATTGCTTTTCAATATATAGATTTCTAGAATCTATTCATAGTGATTGCTTACCCTTAATTCATCCTGATTGCAATATCACAGATGTTAATAAATCTTATGGAATCGATCTTTCTCCATTAGTTACCAAGATTCCTCCAGTGGAATCTGATAGAATAGCTATATTGCATGAACTAAAATTTAAAATGTTAGCTGTAACACACGTATTTAGGTAACGGTTGACAATTAATTCATATTCATCTACAATAGCTAGGTAAGCTTAGTTGTAAAACTACTTTGTAGCAAAAATATCACAGCAACAAATATTGTTTGACAATTAATTTAACTAGTACTATAATATCAGTTAGTACAAACAAACAACTTTTTAATTTTAATCTTTTAAGGAAACACAGCCCATGTCGGACACTCGTGAAGTTAACACAGTACAAGCTCGTCGCTCATTGCTAGCGGCATTCAAACATCAACGCCCTCTTTTCTTGTGGGGCCCTCCAGGTATCGGTAAGTCAGAATTGGTAGAAGATATTACCAATGAACTTGGTGGTTTTATGATTGACCTTCGTTTAGGTCAAATGGAACCCACTGATATTCGTGGTATCCCGTTTTATAATCGTGATATTGGCAAAATGGATTGGGCTCCTCCAATCGACTTGCCAGACGAGGAACTTGCCTCGCAATATCCTATCGTCGTGTTGTTCCTCGACGAGATGAACAGTGCTGCACCTAGCGTACAAGCTGCCGCATATCAGCTGATTCTTAATCGACGTGTTGGCAAGTATCGTATGCCAAAGAACGTTGTTATGGTAGCTGCTGGTAATCGTGAAAGCGACAAAGGTGTTACTTATCGTATGCCTACTCCTCTGGCAAATCGTTTCATTCACCAAGAATTGAAAGTAGATTTTGCTTCATGGCAAGATTGGGCTGTTCTTCATAAACAGCATAAAGACGTTATTGGTTACTTAGGTTCCAACAAGCAAGACTTGGCCGATCATAACAGCAAGTCAGCTAGCCGTGCGTTCCCTACTCCTCGTTCATGGAGCTTTGTAAGTCAACTGTTGTCGGATGACACTACCGATGAAGAAACACTTACTAACCTGATTTCAGGTACGATTGGCGAAGGACTTGCTATCAAGTTTAACGCTCACCGTAAGATTGCTGGACGTATGCCTAAGCCTGAAGATATTTTGTCAGGTAAAGTGACTTCATTGGATGTTAAGGAAGTATCGGCAATGTACTCATTGGTTATTTCAATGTGCTACGAGTTGAAAGATGCTGTAGAGAAGAAAATTGATGACAAAAAGTTTCATGCTATGTCTGACTTCTTCTTCGCCTACATGATGAAGAACTTTGAGACTGAGTTGGTAGTTATGGGGGCCCGCATAGCCCTTACAGTATACAACTTACCCTTCCAGCCAACTAAGCTGAAGAACTTTGACGAATTCCACAAGAAATTCGGCAAGTACATTCTTAACGCATCAGCGTAACCGCCACGGAGGGTTGTGCGGTAGTAGCACAAGGGCTGTGTTCGCACAGCCCTCCAACTTTATAGAAGAAGAAAATGAATGTAATTCCAACCAAAGTAGTTAATTCTACATACGGCCCTATGATTATCAATGCCAATGACCAGTATATTGGTCGCAGTATTGAGCAGTATGGTTTTTGGGGGCAAGAAGAAATTGACTTAATCAAGTCAATTGTAGATGTACTACTGTTGGAAAAGCCCTGTATTAAATTTTATGACATTGGCGCAAATATCGGTACGCATACTGTGTCAATGTCAAAACTTTTTGGAGATAAAATCTCCATTAGATCATTTGAAGCACAACGACAAGTTTATTATATGTTGTGTGGCAATGTGGCAATCAATGGACTAACCAATGTTGAATGCGTACATGCTGCGGTGTGTGATGATCCCGATAATACTATTAAAATTGACTTGCCTGACTATCATCTGCTCAACAACTTTGGCGGATTAGAATTGATAGCACCACATATCTCAGACAATCAATACATGACCAAAACTGGCAGCGAATTAGTTAATTGCACTACGATAGACTATTTTGATGAACCTGTTGACTTTATCAAAATGGATATTGAAGGCATGGAGCATCTGGCTCTAATCGGTGGTGTTGAAACATTAGCAAAACATCGTCCCATTTGCTTTTTAGAAATGTATAAGACTGATACTGATAAAGTAAAACAGCGATTCAAAAGGTTAGATTATGTAGCGTATGCACATACTCATGACAACTGGATATTTCTCCCGTCAGAAACTAATGTAAGTATTAATAACGCTAACAAAATTGAGTTATGAGAATAGTACGATATGAAACCCTAGCTATTTCTGATAATGTTAAAGCGGCGTTTGGATTTAACTATTGTATTGAGATTCCGGCTATGCTGGATTTTCATGAAGTAAGAGTTTGGCTAACAAAAACTTACGGCGAAGGTCATAAATTTGTTGTTGATAATACAATTCCCCAAAATAATGATAGAGCAAAATGGAGTTACAAATTGATATACCAGCGTCATTTGATATACTTCCTAGGTGATGCAGAGTTTGCCTGGTTCAAGTTGAAGTTTGGTGAACATGATATACATAGAATAGAATGACAACGCAAAAAGCTAATCTTAGTCAAAAGAAATTTCAACTGTTACCACGACTCGCAGATGGTAACTTATGTCTAGTAATTGTAGATGTAAGTTGGTGGGTTGACAATGAGATGAAAGTACGTGATTGGATGATGGAAATTTTACCACGTGGCATTTATCATCAAGAGGGAATGGTGTTAAAATTTGATAACGACTATGATCGTATAAACTTTTTAATGAGATGGGGACCGTGATGGATCGTGATTTAGAAAAAGATATGGAAAATGATGCCACCATAATGGCTAAATTACAAAACGATAGCTACGCCCAGAATGTATATGCTGCCATGTGTAATATGCGGTGGCAACCACAAGAAGTGTGGTCTGTACTGAAAGATGAGTACTGGTCATGTAGCTGGCGTAGCGCAGGTGGCATTGTTGCCGATCTTAGGAATTGTGGCGAAGGGTATATGGACTACTACTGTTCTGGTATCATCGGTGAAGATTTAGACGAGAGTGATTCAAGGTTTGGATATGTGCCAGAAGGCGAAGTCACAGATGAAGTTTTAGCTGATTTTGCTAGACTAGGTTGGAAACCATTTCCTTGGGAAAAGGATAGCAAGATATGAATGATTTAAATGTTATCCGTGTTCCAAAGAAGTGGTATAATCATGATACAAAAGAATGGATTGACGTTTCTGTATATCGGATGATTTATAGAAAAGACATTCATGATTGGCTAATAGAAAGTTACGGAGGGCCTGAGGCTAATTTAGTATCAGGAAAGGGCTGGAACATTTTAATGGATAAAATTTTTATGGACGAGACTGCTTATATGATGTACTCATTAAAATTTGGTATAATGTGAACGACGATTTCTATAACTCCGCAGAAGCAAGATTAGATACTGTAGCCGGTAGAAATTCTTATTGGCTACGGTTAAAATCTGTCAAGAATGAATACCATGATTTGAGGGCATATAGCCCAGCAGGTACTACTTTATCTGGCTTCAAAAACTACTTGCGTGATGTATATGGTGTTGAAATGGAAGCGGATTCTGAAGGCTTTACTCTACCAACATACACTATTTTAGACGAACAAAAACATCTTATATTTTTATTAAAACATAGCAAACATGAAAATTAAAATTAAGCACAATCTAGTCATCTTTCACAATACTGATGATTGGTATCGTATCAAAGAAAAAATCAAACAAGACTTTGGAGTAGCTACAGTTGCCATATCATGGCGTCTTAAAAGAGAACTTGGGTTTACTGTCAGAGAGCATCAAGCGCCAGATTCTTGGGACACAACTAATTCTTTCTTTTCTTCAGGAAGAGAAGTTCATCTTGATTTCTTCAACGAGTCGGCACATTCGTGGTTTGTTCTCAAATACTTAAATCTTGACTAGGAATTAAATGGATTATAGAATAACAACGCTAGACAAACGACATAACGGTCATTTATTTTACAAATATTCAGTGGCTCCCATTTGGCACGCAGCGTATACATATGCCACTGCTGTATATGACCAACAGTTTGTCAATGCCCGTAACTGGTGCTGGGAAACATGGGGTCCATCCACTGAGTTTGGATTTTTATCACGCAACAAACATTGGGCATGGGATAGTGAATTTAAACACAGGCGGATATATCTAAAATACGACGAAGAACTAACATTTTTTAAACTAAAATTCAATACTTGACAATTAAATCATGTGCTACTATAATAGTAATACATTAACAACTAAGGATTACACCATGGCTACTGCCGGTACTAGTGCAAACAAAAAACAAGGCGAAAGCCTTAAAGACATTTTAGGTCCTATGGATCCTAAAATTGATAATATCGTTCGTGAAAAACTTATCACCGCCCGCGTAGGTTTATTGCTTCGCGCCAGCTTTTTCGGCAACTTAGCCACGCGGCTCAAATTAGTAAATGCTGACGAGTGGCTTACTACCGCCGCGACAGATGGTCGTCATTTTTATTACAACAGCCGCTTTATTAATATGCTACGTCCAAAAGAAATTGAATTCTTGTTTGGACATGAAGTATTACATTGCGTATATGATCACATGGGTCGTGCTGGCAGTCGTGATCGACAGTTATTCAACGTTGCTGCTGACTATTGTGTAAATGCCGATCTAGTTAAGCATCGGGTAGGCGAGAAGATTACCACCGTGGGCTGCTTACATGATTCAAAATATGACGGAATGAGTGCTGAACAAGTTTATGATTTGTTATATCAAAACGCTGATAAAAAAAGTCTTCAAGATTTAATTGATCAATTGCTTGATGATCACTTGGATGGCGATGGCGATGGAGATGGTGACGGCGATGAAGACGGCGAAAGCAAAGGTCCAAAAAAATTAACCCAAGCTGAAAAAGATGCTATTCGTGACGAAATCAAAGAAGCTGTTTTAGCTGCAGCTGCTGCGACAGATGGTATTGGTAACTTACCGGCTGGTGTTCGCCGTATGATTGAAGATATGACCGAACCGAAGATGAACTGGCGTGAGTTACTACGTATGCAACTTGAGTCTACTATCAAGTCGGACTTTACTTGGATGCGTACTAGCCGCAAAGGTTGGGATATGGACGCTGTTATGCCAGGTATGAAGTTAGATCCCATGATTGATATTGGCATCGCAATCGATGCGTCAGGTTCTATCAGCAGCAAAATGCTCAAAGAATTCTTGTCTGAAGTGCAAGGTATTATGGATTCATTTCCTGCATATAAGATTCATGTATTTACCTGGGACACTGAAGCTTACAATCCACAACAATATAACAGTGATAATCTTGACACTATCTGTGATTACGAGGTCAAAGGTGGTGGTGGCACTGATGTAGATTGCGTGTTCAAGTATCTTAGAGATAATGAAATTGAGCCTAAACGCTTAGTTGTTTTCACAGATGGTTATTTCAATGGGTTTGGCGATGAGAATTATTGTGACGTTGTTTGGATTGTTCACAGTAATGACTCATTCAATCCCACTCATGGTGAATGGGCTGCCTACGACGAAGAATAAAATTCAGTGAATGTTACCAAAATGCCCCTTAATTGGGGCATTTTTATTTTCAGCGTGTTATAATGTGTATTAAATAGTTGTATGGAAAACACAACACAACCTATACAACCAATTACTGTGGCAGATCTGGATGCTCTTCGTAGTATTATTGATTTAGCCGCTACCCGTGGAGCATTCCAGGGTGCAGAATTATCACAAGTTGGAGCAGTCTTTGACAAGCTCACACTTTTTCTTAATTCTGTTGTAGCACAGGCGCAAGCCTCAGCTGAGCCACTCAGCGACAATACACAAGGAGTATAAAATGGCACAAATGATTAAGCATGTAGGGAAACACGGAGACCGCAAAGTTCTCGTATTATACAGGGAAGTACCAAACGAAGATCACATGTGTTTGGTAATTTATCCTGAAGTATTAAATGCCACCTGGCAAGATGCTATTCAACGAGTAGTAGAAAGCCCAGTTGGACAGAATGAAAATTGTCTAGCTGATGCTTTACATCGTTCATTACTGCCAGATGGTCGTCCAATTCTTGAAACCCTGCACAATGAACGAATGATTAAGAAAATTCGTTGTGCCGACGTTCTTATGACTCCAAGCGGCAATGCTAAAATGCGTCTTGATGAAATGAATAAGATGATAAACGAAATGAACAAAGGCGAAGAAGCTCGTAAAAAGATGGAAGAGAATGAAGCTTCTCGTGGAATGGTTGATCCATCTGTCAAACGTGCTGCTGAAGCTCGGTATAAAGATGAGCAACTTGCAAAGCAAACAGAAGCGCAAAATCGTTATCTTGAGCCAACAGAAAATCTTATTGCCCCGATTGATGGCGTATTAAGTGATCGTGCGATTGCTGCTAACATGCTAACACAGGCTAAACGCATGGAACTTGAGGCAACAAACATGATTGCTGAAGCTGCACGCATGAAAAAAGACGCAGAGCGTATGGTTCCTGGCGTTAATCCAGCTGAAGCTACCTGGACTCCACCTGTTCCTGAAGCACCAAAGCGTCGCGGACGACCACCTAAGGCAGAAGCTGCGGTGAGTGATGCAACCAATTGATGATTTTGTGCGGCAGTGGGAACTTATTGTTGAAGAAGTTAACAAGACTGATGTTCCACTTGAGTGTATTAAGAAAATTGTAATTAAAATGATTAATGGTAAACAACGTACTATTAATATACATACACTCACCAAGCAAGGTTTAACTATGGATGATCTTGAATCATTAGTTGATAGAACATTTAATGAGTTAGGGACCGAGATCAAAGATGTTGAATTTGTAGTGGATATCAAAAGTGTAGCGGCGTTAGTGCAACCCGAAACAGATAAATTATTAGGAAAACTTTGAAAGTAACATTAGTATCATCAAGTCAGCCCAGTAAGGAACTAGTAGAACAGGGTATAGTAAATGCCCAAGAACTAGTTGCTTATTGTGCCAGAGTTAGCAATCCTGCTAACCAAAATAACACAGACACAAGCGAAAAACTAATACGCTATCTCATTAAGCATAACCACTGGTCACCGCTTGAGATGGTCAGTGCTTGTTTAGAAATTGAAGTAACCCGTGATATTGCTAGACAAATATTGCGTCATCGTAGTTTTAGTTTCCAAGAGTTCAGTCAACGATATGCTGTTGCTGATCTTGGCTGGGAATTAAAAGAAACCAGATTACAGGATACCAAAAATCGTCAGAATAGTATTGCTTTATCGGGGTCAACCTTGATAGAACAGAATCTGATGGATCAGTGGAAATGGAAACAAGAAGAAGTTATTTCTGCGGTTGAGCATTCATATAATTGGGCTATTACAAATGGTATTGCCAAGGAACAAGCTCGTGCTGTATTACCAGAAGGACTTACCCTGAGTAGATTGTATATGCAAGGTACATTACGTAGCTGGTTACATTACATAGAACTGCGTAGTGGACCAGAAACACAAAAAGAACATAGGGAAGTGGCAGTAGCCTGTGCAAAAGCACTTGAATCAATATTTCCCATGGTGACCGAATTTCTAGTGGCATAATAGTATACACATTTGTTGTTGGCGATGTAGAGGATCCTGATATATACGCTGCCAATCCTCTTTGGGAATGGCAATCAAGTGAAATGGGAAAGTGGGTAATGAAACATGCCACCGAGCCACCAGTATGGCATCGTATGACAGATTCAATCAGTTATGGCTACCGTTATAATGTTATCGCCAATCTAACCGAGCAGGATAAAACTTTTTGGACATTAAAGTGGAAGCATATTAAATGAATATACTAATTACGGGCGGTATGGGATTTATAGGACACAATGTAGCTATTGTTTTAGAAAAGCTAAAACATAATGTTTCTATAATAGATAACATAGCTGACTATGGTATTATACCAAGGCGTGAATTGGATTCCCTAATGTTTAAGAGAATATGTAGAATTAAATCTCCTAACGTCACTATTGCTGATATCACAGAGCCATTGAGTGATAAACTCTTTGAAGGCATTGACGTTATTATACATTTAGCTAGTTTTCCCAGACAAAAAGTTGTTAATAAAAATCCGGCTGCTGGAAGTAAAGTTATGAGTGAAGGATTAATAAACTTGCTTGAACTATCTGTTAAGCATGATATTAAAAGATTTGTGTATGCCAGCTCAAGTATGGTGTACGGTAATTTTCAAAATAAAATAATGAATGAAGATTCCTCATGTGCTCCTATAGGACAATATGGTATTATGAAGTTGGCAGGAGAATGGTTAGTGCGTGATTATACTAGGCAATATGGATTAGCCCATACTATCGTTCGTCCTAGTGCTGTATATGGTCCTTATGATGTAACAGATAGAGTTATCAGCAAGTTTTTTGCCGCAGCTATGCGTGATGATAATCTGATAGTCAATGGAGCAGATGAAATGCTGGACTTTACGTTCGTCGGTGATACTGCGTTTGGTATAGCACTAGCTGCAACTAGCATAGGTTCATTAAATAAAACATATAATATATCCCGTGGTAAATCACACACTTTATTAGAAGCTGCTACCTTAGTAACTAAAATAGTAGGTAAAGGCACTATAGTAGTAAGTGAAAGAGATTCTGCATTTCCAGCAAGAGGTGAATTAAACATACAAAAAGCAAAAACAGATTTTGGATATCATCCTGATGTTAATCTAGCGCAGGGATTGCTTGAATATTACGAGTGGCTTAAACAATGCTAAACATCTATCAAGTACCCACAGAAGAAGTTACTAAAATTGAATGGACAGGTGACTTTCAAGAATATGATCGTCAACTATCTCAACTAGGTAATGGCCATGAAGAATTTTTAGTTATTAATCCGGAATTTAAAGAGACTGTATTATTTAAAACTATCAATAATATACCACCCACCCCAGGGATCAAATGTGTAGTTTGGAAATTTAATGGTAAGTGGGTAGCAAAATATTTTAATAAAGCATGGACTCCAGAAATGGACTATTGGCCCATTAATATAAATTTATTATGGGAAAAAAATCCAGATATTTCAGACAATATACCTTTCTTATATGATCCATCAAAACTACCTATACAAGATTTATTTGATTTGTCTTATCAATTGATATGGTACATGGATCCAAAATATAATCCCACTAATGAAAAAGTTTGGGTGATGAAATGCACATTAGCAAACTTTGATAACTTAGGCACAAAAGATATGGGCTATCTTAGTCCTAAAGTCAGAATAAAATATAATCCTGATATAAAAGATGTAAAGTATGATTTCAATGTAGTGATACCTTGGTATGAGTTAAATTACGAACATGTGTGGTATCTGGATGAACGATTTAATCTAACTGATGAACGAGTTTGGGCTATTAAAGTAAAATTACTAAATGGTGCTGTTAAGCCTGTTAAAGATATGGGGTATATTAGCCCAAAATATAGATTGCAGTATAATCCTGCTATTGCAGATGTAAAATATGATTTTAACTTATCAATTCCATGGTATGAGTTAAACTATGAGCATGTATGGTATCTGGATGAACGATTTAATCCAACTGATGAACGAGTTTGGGCAGTTAAATTTAAGGCTATAAATGGCATTTCAAACAAGCCTGTTAAAGATATGGGGTATATTAGCCCAAAATACCGCATAAAATATAACCCTGATATTCCTAAGATAGATTTTGATTTCAATCTATCAATTCCATGGTATGAGTTAAACTATGAACATGTGTGGTACCTGGATGAACGATTTAATCCAACTGATGAACGAGTTTGGGCAGTTAAATTTAAAATAGCAAATGGTATACCAAAATCTATGAAAGATATGGGTTATGTTAGTCCCAAAATAATTTATAATCCTGATCTTCCTGCACTTGATTATGTCATAACAGATCACATTCCTTATTATGATTTAAAATATGAACAAGTATGGATGATTGATGAAAAACTATTGCCAAGTTATGCAGAAGTGTGGGCAGCAAAAATTGTTCCTCATGAATCTCAGGGATCTAAAGTTGTTGGGAATATTAAATGCAATTTACCAGAGCAATTAGATGTAGTATTCATTAGTTACAATGAGCCAAATGCCGAAGATAATTGGAAAAAGGTATTAGCAAAAGCTCCTAATGCCAAAAGAGTTAATGGCGTAAAAGGTATTGTAGCTGCCCACAAGCAAGCAGCGGATATAGTAACTACTGATATGTTTTATGTAGTGGATGGAGATGCTGATCTTGCTGACTACTGGGATTTTAAGTTTCAGCCAAACTTGTTTGACAGGGATTGTGTACATGTTTGGCGTAGCATTAACCCTGTAAATGATTTGAAATACGGATATGGTGGAGTAAAATTATTTCCAACCAAATTAGTTATATCGGCAGATCCAACCAATACAGATATGACAACTAGTTTAAGTGATAAATTTAAATTAATGCCAAAGGTAAGTAATACAACTTCTTTTAACAGTAATGAATTTAATGCATGGCGTAGCGCATTCAGAGAATGTGCCAAATTATCAGGAAAAACAGTAAGACGTCAATTATCCCGAGAAACAGAAAAACGGCTGGATACTTGGTGTACTGTTGGCGAGGATCGTCCCTATGGTAAATATGCAATAGCAGGAGCAATAGCAGGTAGACAGTTTGGAAAAGAAAATATAGGCAATAATAATATATTGCAATTAATAAATGACTTTGAATGGATTAGGACAAAATTTAATGAACAATAATGAGTTAACACCAGGTAAACCAATTAGAACTTATGCTGAAAATGGCTCATGGCGAGATTGGAGCACAGATGAATTAGTCGGTGCTAAATTAAACTATTTGGAAGGATGGCGCTGTGGCGCAGGCCTTGATAGTTTATACATTGACATGGATGGTGGGGTATGGACTGCTAGTTGTAGAGTAGGTGGTAAATTAGGTAATGTATTCAGCGACTTTTCGGTGCCAACCGATTGGATTGATTGCAAAAGAAATAATTGTAGTTGTGGGGCAGATTTATTCATACCAAAGGTTAGCAAAATAGAATTTAAGCCATTATTACGCAAGGGACAATTGCTACTGGCACAGCCCGAACTACGAGATGATACATTAACTGAATTTGTAGCGATGGAAAGAACACATGCTAGTAATCAAAAACAGGTTTATTGGGAAATAGGGCGTAGATGTAATTATGATTGTGGTTATTGTTGGCCTTGGATTCATAATAATACAGATCGTCATAAAACACTTGATGAGCTAATGGCAGCTACCCATTTGATTGAAGAAAAGTTTACCAAAGGCGAAAGTGTTAACTTTATTATAAGTGGTGGCGAGCCTACAGTAAACAAACATTTTTTAGATTGGCTTCGATATTTGAATAAATGTGGACATCATGTTAGTCTACATAGCAATGGGTCAAGACTTCCCGATTATTATAAAGAAGTCATTCATTTTGGTGATTTAAATCTAAGTGTACATTTTGAATTTTATGACCGAGCAAAGTTTGTAAAAGTAGTAGAAGCGGTGACTAAAGAAAAAGTTGATAATAAAAATCAAGGAGTTGGACATCTTGAAGTTAAATTTATGATGCCTCCGCATTGCCGTGATGAAGCTATGCTACTAGAAGAAGAATTAAAAGCCATTCCAGACTTTGTTAACTACTGTACATGGGCAATAGTGCCTATTAGAGGAAGTATGGAAAATAAACTTAGCCTGCCAAATAGTAATAGTGGCAGTGAAATAATGAAAGGGTACACCAAAGAAGATTATCTGTTATTCGGGGATAGGAAGTAATCTACATTCATTATAAAAATTAATCATCTCGGGGAAAGTTTTAGGAAAGTCTAAGTTTCTTCTTGATGTGAGTTTATCAATATTTTTCACAAACTCTATTCTTGGTTGACTATGTTTGTCAGGATTCAATATTCCATTCTTAACAGCTTTTAGAAATACTATATAGCTGTTCCATTTACCAAACTCTGTATATTTGCTATTATCCACTTTTTCATTTTCTAATAGCTGTATAGTCTCATCTATGTATACTGAATAGGTAGTGGGCAATATGTATGGACTCATCCATTGTGGGAACGAAATTTGATTTTGTCTTAGATTTATAAGTATATTACTGTTGTTTTTTTGCAAGTCTATCACATATTTAATGAATTCTGGCAATGTGCTAATACATAGTGCATTTAGAGCAATTTGTAAATTGAAAATAATTCTTTTTGGTTTATACACATCAACTCTTTTCATAAATTCTAAAAAAGAATTAATATTGGTAGTTAGTAATTGCCAATTGGTGCCTGTGCGAACAAATTCTGCTCGTTCCCCTATCTGTTCCATACTTACATTCATATCAATTTTAAACTTACCATGCTGCACTAGTTGCTCAACACAATCTAAAAACATAGCAAACTGTTTTGGTGGAGTGTTGAAATTTGATACTACTGATATAGTAATGTCTGGCTGGGAAGTAGAATGTGTATTATAAAAATTTATAATACGATCAATATATTTGTAAAATTTACCAATAATCAAAGGTTCTCCACCAATGAAATTTATACAGGTAACAGTATATGCTGCTTTGTTTTCAAACCATTCCCACCAGGTATTTTCAAATTCATTATCTTCATGTTTTGGCAACTCTTTTTCTAGTTCAATTACTTTTATTTCGCCGTATTTTAACTGTTCTGCTGCCCATTGACTACTATAGTGTGAATGACAATACATACATTTTAGATCACATGTGTTACCTAAACTTAACTCTACCATGCGTGTTGTATCTATGTTCAACACATCTTCTCTATCTTGATCAGAAATATTTAATAATCTAGATTTTATAGTGGGTATACTATCATTTTTCCATAAATTTCGTTGCACAAATTTAGAAAAATTATTTATGCCAGATCTTGGACTTTTGGCACCCGTCTTTTCTATTTGCCAACAAGTTTTACATGCGTTGTTTTTTACTCCAGACAATAAATCTTTTTTTAGTTGTATAATAGGAGTAAAGTTTTTAACTAAATCTGTGCCTTGAGCAAGATCCTCTTGAGTTAATTTGTTAGTAGTAGTACGACAACAATTTCTCATTTCCTTTCTTGATAACATTAGTATAGTGTAATCCCATGCGTACTCACATATAGTATCTAACATGGGATTGTCTAATTTACTATTGGTGCCGTACTTGCTAACAAAATCTGGGTTATTTGTAATGTTAACCATTTCATTATAGTTAATAATTGAATCTTTATAAGATGTAGAATATAATTTTTGAACCTTAGTTGATTTTGCGATAGGTATATTATTGCTAATACAATCTTTAAC